AACGTGCCGTTTGGATAGAGGACTCGCCGTCCCAATGCCGACGTTGCCGCTGCCTACAAGGGTTAGCACATTCGTCAGAGTGGTGCCATCCCAGCGTTGGAAACGCATTTGCTGCGAAGAAGAACTTGCGCCAAAAATAACGTTAGTTTCCGCATCGCCTCCGCTATAATTGTAACCCGCACTTAGGCCCGTGGAATTAGGCACAAAACCCAAGCCATTTAGATTTCCTGATGCAATTAGTGCGCCCACACTTAGAGTCCGCGAGATAGAACTTGCTGCGGTTGCAGTAATCGAAAGGGCACCCGTCGCGCTCAACGCGCCTGTAACAGCGAGTCCGGTGGAGCTAAATACACCAACAACTTGAGAAGAAGTAGAACCATTAGCCGCTAACCGTAAAACACCGCCAGCATCAGTTCCTATAATAGTTCCTCCAGAACCATTACGGATATATAAAGATGAATTAACATTATCGCTAGTAGCAAAACCAACAGCACCAACTGAGTTGATTAGACCACCAACAGGAGGAGAACCAGTGCCAGCACTGATACTAGTGCTCGCCGTTACTGACGTAAACGCATTTGTATTTGTCCAAGTATTCGCTGTACCAAGAATTGAAGCTCCCGAAGTTCCTTGAGTTCCTTGAGCACCAGTTGTTCCCTGCGCTCCTACTGTTCCTTGAGTACCAGTAGCTCCTTGGCTACCAGTTGTGCCTTGTGAACCGTTTGTCCCAGAAGTTCCTTGCGCGCCAGTTGCTCCTTGAGCGCCTGTTTGACCAGTGATACCTTGCGTACCAGTGATGCCTTGAATTCCTTGAGCGCCAGTTGAGCCTTGAGCGCCAGTATCTCCAGTTGCTCCTTGCGAACCGTTAGCTCCCTGAACTCCTTGAGTTCCTTGAGCGCCTTGTGAACCAGTTGCGCCTTGCGGACCAACTGCACCTTGAGCGCCAGTTGCGCCTTGCGAACCAACTGCGCCAGCAGCAGCATCTACCCATTGAAAAGTATCACCATCATAGTAATAAATCATCAATGTACCAGATGTGGAGTTCCACCAAAGATCGTTAACGGTTGGAGAGCCGGGTGCAGAGTCTGATGTTGTTATTTGTGTTCCTTTAAGACCTTGAACACCTTGCAAGCCTTGAATGCCTTGCGCGCCTGTAGAGCCTTGCGCGCCATCAGAACCAACGTAGCCACTAGTACCTTGCGAGCCAGTGATACCTTGAACGCCTTGAACTCCTTGCAATCCTTGAACGCCTTGAAGTCCTTGCGTGCCCTGAACACCTTGAGTGCCTTGAACTCCCTGAACACCCTGAACGCCTTGAATTCCTTGCGATCCTTGAGCGCCAGTTGTTCCAGTTGCTCCTTGTGCGCCATCAGCGCCAATGTAACCAGCAGTTCCTTGAGAACCAATAGTTCCTTGAACGCCTTGAGTTCCTTGTGATCCTGTCGTGCCTTGCAGACCAGTGATTCCTTGAACTCCTTGTGTTCCTTGGCTACCAGTTGCTCCTTGTGAACCAGTTTCTCCTTGGATTCCTTGCGTTCCTTGAACGCCTTGAACGCCTTGAGCACCTTCTAATCCCTGCAATCCTTGAACGCCCTGCAATCCTTGAATACCTTGAGAACCAGTTGCTCCTTGCGAACCAGTTTCTCCTTGGATTCCTTGAACGCCCTGCAACCCTTGAACGCCCTGCAACCCTTGAACGCCCTGCAACCCTTGAACGCCTTGCAACCCTTGTGTACCTTGAGCGCCAGCGTCACCAACGTCACCAGTTCTAGCAAAAGTAATTACAATGTCTTCGTTGTTTGAGAAAGAATTTACGCCAGATAATTTACTTACTGGAACTTTAAAGTAATTTGTCGCATGAGTATGACTTCCAGTGATACTAAATAAAACAGAATTAGCTGGAGTTGTTTTGCTAGTGATCGAGAAGTGACCTTTGATTGCGGAAGTAGAATCATCAATGGTCTGTAAGAAATTATATATAGAAACGCTTAAATCGTCTGTTTGGCTAATGTATAATTCAGTAGCAGAAGAGAATAGAGCGTTATTTAAACGAAGTTTACCAGTTGTTGGGTCAGCGTCAGTTGTTGAGTCGCTGAAAGTATAATCGAAAGCAGCTCCGCCGAAAGTTCCAGCAGTTCCTTGTGTGCCTGTTACGCCTTGTCCGCCAGTTGTTCCTTGTGGACCAGCGATAGCAGAGAAAGCTTCTACCCAATTGCTGCTATAATAAATATTTAAATTGCCATCAGAAGAGTTCCACCAAAGATCATTAGCTTCAGCAGAAACTGGAGCAGTTGCAGAAGTAGATATTTCGATACCTCTGTCGCCTTGAACACCTTGAGTGCCTTGAACGCCTTGAGTACCTTGCGTGCCTTGTGATCCAGTTGTTCCTTGAACTCCTTGAGTGCCTTGAGTGCCTTGTGAACCTGTTGCGCCTTGAGAACCAGTAATGCCTTGAGTGCCTTGAACGCCCTGAATTCCTTGTGTGCCTTGAACGCCTTGCAGTCCTTCTAATCCTTGAATTCCTTGTGTTCCTTGAACTCCTTGTGTACCTTGCGCACCTTCTAAGCCTTGAATGCCTTGAGTTCCCTGCGCTCCTTGTGAACCTGTTGCTCCTTGAGCGCCAGTAATTCCTTGAACTCCTTGTGTGCCTTGAACGCCTTGTAAGCCTTCTAAGCCTTGAGTGCCTTGAATTCCTTGTGTTCCTTGAACGCCCTGCAATCCTTGAACGCCTTGAACTCCTTGAGTTCCCTGAACGCCTTGAACGCCTTGAACTCCTTGAGTTCCTTGTGAGCCTTCAAGTCCTTGAAGACCTTGAATTCCTTGAGTTCCTTGTGTGCCTTGCGAACCAAAAGTGCCTTGAGAACCGTCTGCGCCGATATAACCAGCAGTACCTTGAATACCAGTTGTTCCTTGAACACCTTGAATTCCTTGAATGCCTTGCGCGCCTTCGGCTCCTTGAATGCCAAGCAATCCTTGAATTCCTTGCGTACCCTGAACTCCTTGAGTGCCTTGAACACCTTGTGTGCCCTGAACACCTTGCGTTCCTTGAATTCCTTGTGTTCCTTGAACACCTTGAGTTCCTTGAACGCCTTGTAATCCTTGCAAACCTTGTACGCCTTGTGTTCCACCAACAGAATTCCAAGTTGCTCCATCACTGATTAAAACAAGAGTCTTATACTGTTCTAAGTAATAAGCATTAGCTCCATCAATTTGTCCATTATATGTAGCGTCAACAGTAATTTGGGCAGATCCTTTGTTTGTAATAACAAATTGGCGACCAACATTAGAAGAAGCTGGGATTAGAGTTGCAGTATATGGAGTAGCGGAATCAAAAACAATATTATCATCACTAGTTGTTAAAGTATAGTGACCAGTTTTTACATTTACGTTTCTAACAAAAGAATCGGCGTCAAGAGTTCCAGTAACATTAAGATAATTGAAAACACCAGAAGGTAAAGTCGCAACGCCGCTTAAGTTTGCGGCGTTTCTATAATATGTAGAATCATTTCCGTCTAACAAATCTGAATCAACAGATTTTCCTGTGATTGAAAGTTTTTCAGCTTCTAATTCATTGATTGCGGCTTGAACGTTAGTTGAAGAAATTCCGCTGTACGGAGTGTTAACAATAATTGAAGCATCAGCTTGTTTATTTCCCCAAAGACCAGAACCGCTATTATAAATTAAGAAATCGTTGTTAGCTAAACCAGTAATTTTTACGTCATGAATTTCGTTTAGTTCAAAACCGTTTTGAACTTTAACGTATAATTGACCGTTACCGTTATTTGCTCTAGCTACAACACCGATAAAAACAAGATGACTTGGAGCGAGCGCTCTAGTTGCAGTAAAAGTGCCGGGTGTTGAGCCTAGCCAAACAGCATCGCCAGCTTGATAACTTCCAAGAGCTAACCCTTCAACAACACCATTTGACATTACAAATCCAACACCGTTTGGAGCAATAGACTCTAATACAACACCTAATGTTTTGCTTGATGTAGCTTCAGTAGAATTAGAAGCTCTTTTTACAGAAGCGCGATCTCCGTGAGCGCCGAAAAGATAAACAACTTCACCTTTATTAAGAGTTGTCGCTTCTGCGTTTGATACATAAGAGACAGCGTCTTGCCCAACTTGGAGAACTACGTTTCCACCTTTTAATCCAAGGTCAATTGTTCCGTCGTCTTCGTTCCATTTTAAACGAGCTGGAAGTGAACCAAACAAAGTTCCAGTATGGAAATCAACATAATCAGTATGAGATACTGCACCGCTAAATAGACCAGTAAAAACGCCGCTTAATACTACATTTCCTGTAATATTACTTCCATCTCTAAAATAAGAGCTATCATACCCATCTAAGAGATTAGAATCGGCAGCTTTACCAGTAATTGAAAGATAGTTATTCGGAAGATCTAATAAACCAGTAATATCATTTGTGATTCCTGTTGTATCAACAAATATATAGCCAGTTAAGTTACCAGCATTTCGATAATAGTCAGCGCCAGTTCCGCCAAGTTTCGCGGAATCTGCGGCTTTACCAGTTACGCTAAGATAAAGACCACTTAAATTAAGATCGCTAACAACTCCAGTAGCATCTGCTACTGAGAAGTTTACCTGCGCACCTGATTGAGAACCTAAGTAGTATTTACCCATGTTATTATAGTTACCTTAATCCGATAACTAGATTTACAGTTAAATTGAGCATAAAACGAACTATATTTTAACCATTTACGGCTAAAACATAGCTGCTATATAAACTCAACCTAACTTATGGGGTTGGAGCAGAGCCAGAAGGAGACACACCAGTATCCCAAGGCATTTTGATTTCTACTGGATCGCTCTTAGCGAGTTGCTTGGCGATTTGCTCGTTAACGTGTTCTTCGTAGCTGCCAGTTACGACACTTTGAACCCACGCGATAACATTAGCTTCGGTAAGAGTTTCAAATGCAACGAACTCTCCGTCAGGAACATTCGCGCTTGTGAAAGGAGTAGCGCCAGAGAATTCTCCAACGTTGCCGTTTTCGTCTGTACCGATTTTTTTCCAGTAGGTTTGAACGATAGCGTTCTTATTTGCGCCTTCGTCCTTTACCTTGATACCTGTTACTTTCCATGTATATGTGATAGCCATAAATTTATATATTTTAAATTAGTTTTTAATGTTTTCCAGCACTAAAATGCGGTCTTTTAGTGATTCGATGGTCGCTTGCTGTTCTTTCATAGCTTCGATAAGAAGAGCAGTGATATTTCCGTAGTAAACAGCTTTGTTATTTTCTTCTGTTTCGATATTTTTGTATTCATATACGACTTCTTTTAAAACAGGCTCAATTTCTTGAGCAATAACACCAACCATACGTTCGTTTTTACCAATATAGTTAAAGTAATAACCATTCATTTGCATTACTTTTCCTAAAGCGTCGTCAATACGAATAACATTTTCTTTTAATCTAAGATCAGAAGCAGATCCATAAGCTGTAATATTAGAATTTGCGACGATTGTTCCGTCGCTACCGAGACGAATTACTGCGCCACCAGTTCTGTTTCCTGCGTGAATGCGGACACCAGAGGAGAATCTCATTGCACAATAACCATCGTTTAAATCAACGATATCACCATCATCGGCAAGAATGATGCCTCCACCTGTACCGTTGCCAGAACTTACTGTTAAATTACTTGTTAAAGTTAAATTGGAAAATGTAGGAGAATTACCAGTACCAACACTTTGATTAATTGTATGCGCCGTGATATTGGCAGCATTGCCAGAGCAAGAAGCTGAACTACCTGTAATATTGATACCCCAAGTACCAGAAGCATTGCCGCCAGTTAATGTTGGAGAATATGAATTATAATTATTACTATCTAAAAATTTATACCATGAAGACCATGATGTGAGTGCTCCGCTGCTACCACGATGATAAATATTATTGCTATCAGTAAATCCTAATTGGTGGGAACCGCCGCCACTTGCATCGCCCCATTGTTGAAATTGCAAAATACCATGATACGAACCACCATCGTTAAGACTATCGGTGGCGTTTGACATAAATGCCGCTGCAACATTTTGTCCAAAATATGATGGTGTTAATGAGGTTGACCGAAGATCTGGAACCGTCATTTTTGTAGTAGTAGCAGATGATCCGCTTACAGAACCGCTAATTGTATTGTTGAATGTATTTGTGCCAGTCCAAGTTTGAGTATTACCTAAAATTGTTGCGCCCGAAGTTCCTTGAGCGCCTGTTGCGCCAGTTGTTCCCTGCGCTCCTGTTGCTCCTGTTGAGCCAGTAGAACCTGTCGCGCCTTGTGAACCAGTATTACCAGTATTACCAGTAGTTCCCGTTGTTCCCTGCGCGCCTGTAGCTCCAGTAGTTCCTTGCGCTCCAGTTGCGCCTGTTGAGCCTTGAGAACCAGTAATACCTTGCGTCCCCTGAACTCCTTGAATTCCTTGTGGGCCTTGCAAACCTTGAGTACCTTGAACACCCTGAGTTCCTTGAACACCTTGCGTACCTTGCACACCTTGAGTTCCTTGAACTCCTTGGATACCTTGGATACCTTGAATGCCTTGCTTGCCAGCATCAGCGTTCCAAGTAGAACCATCGCTAAACACAGCAATAGATTCATACTGCGGCAAAGAATAAGTGTTCGCGCCATCAATCTGACCAACTCCAGAAGCATTAACTGTAACAGTTCCAGCTCCTTTATTTTTGATTACAAATTGTCTGCCAGCGTTGCCAGAAGCGTAGATTAAACTAATTGTCTTTGGATCAGCTGAACTTGAGATAATAACATCGTCAGCAGTAGAAACTGTATAATCAACGAACTTAGTTGATACATTTCTAATAAACGAATCAACATCTAATGTACCGAAAACACCAGAAGGTAAATTCGCAGTTCCAGTTAGATTAGATGCGTCTGTATAGTAAGATGAAAACTGTCCGCTTAAGCGAGTTGAACTATAAGCTATACCGCTCTGTGCATTTAAGAAAACGCCAGTATCAACATCGACGATTTGAAAATCAACTTGTTGAGGACTTGCTCCTAGATAGTAAACTCCCATATTGCTTTATGTTAATTTCAAAATTCATCGCCCACTTATGAAACGACAGCGCTAATTACGCTAGCAGTCCATTTGATTGTAGCGGCGGCTTCGCCTTTAACTTGGAGCTTTAGAGAATCTGTTGTATTGTCGCCATCAACGAACACTTCCCAAGGAGCGTTGCTTTCAGAAGCGAACTTTGTGACGATAGCGTTAGCGACAAGAGCTGTATTACCAGCTTTGTTAGCAACCAAGCAATCATAAGACCAAGAAGCGGCTTTGGCGTTTGTTGTATCGAACGCTGTGATTGTTCCTTTGAAAGAAGCGGCAGAATTATTTGCGATAGTGACTCGTCCAGATGTTCCGTTTAAGAACATTTCTGTAGTTGCGTCACCTGTGGTTGTGCAGTAAACTGCAAAGTGATCAGACTTAGCTTGAGCAGAACCTGAAACTGTAATACCGCCGATAACAAGGTCGTTAGCTGTGCCAGAACCGTTTGTGGTGATGTAATCAAGTGTTACTTGACCAGTACGAGGATAAAGAACGTCGAGGTCAGTTGTTTGAAGACCAAGACCAGTAATGTGACCGTATGTATCAACCAAACCAGTGAAGCTTTGGATTACGACGCCTTGGGTATTTGTGCTAACTGTGTTGACAGCAGAAGAAGTATCTTCGTGCGAAACAACAATAAGATTTGAACCGTTATCAGTAACGAGAATACCGCTAGAACCGCTAACAGTAATGTCATTTACGTCGCCATTAGAACCTGTGATACGAATGATTGCGTCGTTTGTTCCACCAGCAGCGACTGCGAGGTCGTACATGGTGAATTCCGATGTGATCGGCATATTGTAGTATGTCGTACCATCGTTTGTGAACTGCCAGCGATCAAGACCTTCGTTCCAGCGGAGAGCTGTGTTTGCTTCTGTACCGCGTTCAATTTCAATACCAGCGTTTTCAGTTGGTACTGCTCCAGTAAAGTCAGCGTTAAGAGTAATTGTCGCATCACCGATGTTTGTTTCGGTTGTGTTGATGTAGGTTGTAGTACCGCTAACAGTTAAGTTGCCAGTAATGACTAAACTACCATCAAGTCTTAAAAGATTTGTGTCGGATTTATAAGCCGAAACTTTTGTCGCGTCGTTTGGACCGAAAACAACAGCGTCAGAGCTTTGAACAGAGTTTAGGAAAACAACTGGACCAGCTTTAACTGTTAATGTATCAGAAGCATCACTACCAAGAATTACATTACCATTTGCAGTAAGATCGCCAACTGTAATTCCGTTTGTGGTAGAATTTCCGCTGCTTGTTACGCTGTCAAGATCTCTAGCGTAAGATTCATTGATTAAAGTTCTCAGCATACCAGACAAGGTATGAACAGAACCTTCGCTTGGAGCAGTTGTTGTTACGCCGCTAGCGATTTGATCACGAACGATAACTGCGGTTTGACCAGTAGCGGAGAGAACGTGGCCAAATGGGTCAAAAGTGAATACAACACCAGTAATAGCAGAACCAGCAGCAGCGGCAACAGTAACATCAGCTACGCTAGAAGTATCTTTGTGAGAAATTGTGATTGCATCAGTAGCAACAGAAAGTTCAAGACCAGTTCCAGCAACTACTTGAACAAAATCATTGAAAACTTGACCGCTAACACGACCAGTTAAATTGATATTAGCTGTATTAGCAGTTGGGCTAGAAGCATTAACTTGGTAAAGATTACCAGCGTTGATAGAGAGGTAGCCAGACAAGCCTGTGCCGAAATCCCATACAGAATCAGATGTTGAAACACCTGTGCCATTTTCTGCGACAGTTTCAGAGATATCGCGGAAAGCAGAAGTGCCAAGAGTACCAGTGAAATTGGAGATAACTCCTGTAGCGACTCTTAGGTTGTAGTCTTGGCCGCTAAAGTAGCCAGAAACACCAGTGGTAAAGTCGAATGTAGCCTTTGTGCTTGGGGTTAAACCAGTTTGTCCACCAGAAACTGTCTGGTCGATAACGTACTGTTTGAGGTCAGCGGCAACAATCGACGCAGAGCCTGTTGTAAAGTTGATTTGATTGCCGACCAGTGAGCCTGTATAGTAGATAGCCATTTTTTAAATTCTCCGTTGTTGAATTATTTACACGATTTTGTTGTTATTTTACTTGTATTAAATCTAGAAATGCGACCCAGTGAATTGTAGTTGCTGTTAACCCCAAAACGCTGATTTTGAGGTATCCGTAAGTTGTATCAGCGTCGATTAAGATTCCGCCAACTGCCAACTCATCAGTTACCCCGTTCACAATTGTTCCTCCAACAATTTCTGTGAATCCTGCGCTTATACCTTTTTTAATTGTACCTTCTGCATTAAACGTTGATGTTAAACCAGCAGTTGATCTTCCGATAACTCTCACTTTAAAGAACCATGAAGTGTTATTAGGTAAAGTTAACTTCTTGATTTGATTTGGAAACGACAACTCATAAGTTCCAGTTGTTGTTGTTTCTCTTTTTAAAATAAACTCCGAATATTGAGCGTCACCAGCTTGAGAAAAGCTACCGTCAGCAGCTGTACGAATTCCGCTTAATGAATTGTCTGTCCCACTGCCAAGAAGAAGTGTGCCTGAGACAGAGACATTCTTTTCAAAGAATACGTCATGAGTAGGATCAATCTGATCTGCGAAAATTCCAGTAACGAAATTGTATTGACCACTTGTTAAGTGATAATATTGACCACCAGTTCCTCCTTGTAAGTCAGGAAGCGAGTTATGGTTGAACTGATCCGCTTCAATAATTTGAATCGGCCCATCATCATTACCAGATATAATAATTTCAACTACTTCGGACATTTTATGATAGTGATGTTATGCCTGATGTTACCGAAATAACTCCTTTTAATATTTTTTGAAATGTACCATTATCAAATTTTACTAAAACATCATACTGCAAATCGCCCGGATGTAATGCCGCAGTTTGCGCAGCAGTTAAAGCGAGTTTGATTGATCCAATACTAGGATTTGTTTTCGTTACTGTAAAAGCAACAAGTGTTGGCGAATAATAATTCTGTTTTATTTCTGCATCAATTGTTGCAGAAGTAAGATTGATTGCTACGCCTCCAGCATCTTTAAGTATAAGACTAACAGAATAATCTGTATTTGTTTCTATGGAAATGTTATAAGTAGAAGCAGACATTGTTAGAAGCTTTCATTTAAATTTACACAAAAAGCGCACTTTTAAGGGTGCGCTTTTGAATTTTAATTAAAACTAGACTTTAGTAGATGATGAAACCTGTACCAGTAGCAACCAAACCCATAACATCATTAAACATACTCTTATTCACAACTTGAGTTGGTCTTGCTTGATAAGAGTTATAAGCGTAAACAAGTTTATTAACTTCTTCCATATGACTTTTTGATAAAGAATGGAACTGTTTGCTCACTTCGTTTGTATTAACAAATACAATTGTATTGTCTTCGTCTTTCAAAGACAAGATTCCGTTTCCAGAGGAAGAACCAATAGATTTAATAACGTTTCTCGACTTCTTTTTGTAGTAGCTCGCCATATAAAGATGCTTGAGAATATCTTGTTCTTCTTTTCCAAGACTAGCGTCTTCACCTGTGAAATTAGTAAAAATCAAGTTGTTGATTTCACCTAAGTTTGCGGTAATCCAACCAGAAATGATACTGATATTAGCTTCCGCTGTATCCGCATCAAATTCGTAGAAGAATATACCGCTTGCTACTTGTTCGATATTAGCCATTTAAGATTTTATTCATAGCGATCTTCTGTTTTTCAGAAAATAGCTCTTTTTGTTTAGGTTGTGGAGAAAAATAACCGCGACTCTGAACGTTTTGTGTGTCAAACTGCTTCATTAGACGCTTCTTTAACATAGGCTTGCTACCAGACTGATCAATATAAAGACGACGCGCCAACGCTTGCATTTGCATCTCATTCATCTCATTTAAATTTTCTTCAAAGATAGAGCGATTTGCTGTACCAAAAATATTTACTTCTTTAACGCCTAAAGCAGTTTCTAATTCACGAACTTTATCACGATACTCCTTAGAGTTCTTATCTTGAATGTTGTTTAAAGCACTCATAAGACTCGGATTTTCTTTAACTTTAGACTGTCCAGTTGATGTTTCCATACTAGATGATACCTTACAGTTTACACTTTTCTAGAATATAGAGAATAAAAAACCCGCCTCTTTCGAGGCGGGCTTCGTAAGAACTATTCTATTAGACGATCTTGCCAACGAGGGCGCGATTGTCGAGAATCATGCGGCCTTCTTCCATCGAGCCGAAATAACCGATCTTATTTTGGCGGATGCTGAATTGGTCGTCGGCAACGAGCGTGAATTCCGAGTTGGAATCTGGATCGGTAGCGACAACACGAAGGAGAGACTCGCGGCTGCGGTCAATACCAACGATGATTTCTTGTGTGGAACCAGTGAAGTCACCAGAGCTTGTACCATCAGCCTTTGTGAAGGTTGTGGCGTCAGCAGCGGTGTCGAAAATGGTGTTGAACTTTTGGCCTTTGCCCATTTCAACGAATTCCAAGATCGAAACACCGTAGAAGCTTGGGATACCACTTGCGCCGTAGATAGCGGAGCGCATTTCGTCGGTGGCAGCGATGCCGACCGAAGAAGCTGTGCCGCCAGAAGCGGTGATACCAGAAACGGTGTTGATTGGGTTATAAGCCATTGCACGAATTTGCTCAACGATTTCTGGGGAAACCAGAATGTCGGTCAAACCAGCGCGAGCGCCACCAGCAGGAGTACCGTTAGCCCACGATGTGGAGATACGCTTTGCGAGGGTGAGCAGTTCGTTCAAGTCAGCCAAGAGGAAACGACCAGCTTGGTTAGCTTTTTGAACGTGTTGCTTGCTATTTGTGGTGGCGGCGGCGAGAGCGGCCATTACCAGCGAGGCGGAAGTGCGTTCTTGTTTTAAGAGAACTTCTTGGGCCATGCGGGTGAAGGTTTTCGCTACAACGTCCATACGATGTTTGGCGGCGTACTTACGATCAAACGACAGAGCGCTGTCGAGGCTGTAAGTAGCAACTTTCAATTCGGATGTGGTTGGGAGAACTTGATTGGTTGGAAGACCACCAGCGACGGACTGAGAATATACTGTGATATAATCTTCGTCATTGATGTCGAAGTAGAGGTCGAGCGGGATGCTGGGATTGTCATCGGCGTTGAATGGCAGAGTTGTGAACAAGTTGCTCAGTGTAGGAGCGTTGTTGATAACTTCTGCAAGTACAGGTCCGATGAAGGAGGCGAGAGCAACTTGCGCGTCATAAGCGACGGTGCGGTTGCGGCTGGCCATAGCTTTGATAAGCTCAATCTGTTCTGGTGTGCGCTTTAATGTGATTTTCATTATAAATTTTTTCCTTTTATATTTTATTGTTCAATTACATACGCAGACCGACGACGGCGAAATTGCCGTTGAATTGATCAGCAACACCGTTAAGAGTTGTGCGTGAGCCTGTTCCGAGAACAAGGCCGAGTTTGCCAGCGTCACTGTGAGCGCAGCCTGTAACTTTACCACCATTGGCGGAAAGCTTGAAGCCAGAGCCAACTGTGAGAGTACCATCGACGGCGTTAGCGCCAAGCGAGAAGATACCGCGAGTAGCGACTGGAACAGCTTGACCAGGGAGAACAGCCATCAGCTCTTCCGCTTTTTGGCGGTAGTAGAGAAGCTTTTCGCCGTTTTCATCTGTTTTAGCAGTCTGACGGAGGGTGAGTCCGAGGCAGTTTGTGAGATCGCCAGAGGCGGCGGGGGTAACCTTGAGGTTAACCTTTGGGTATTGGGCAGCACCGATATGCGGATAATCGGTTTTGCCGAGGTATGAGTCAGAAGCGTATGAAACTGGGTCTAAGTCAAAGTTACCTGCGGAAACTTTAACGAAAACACCTGCGTCACCGCTGCCAACGCCTGTTGTGCTCTCGTTAACGGCAGCGTCAACAAGGGCGTACATATTGACCACGTCAAACTCGTTGAGTTGACGGAATGGTAAGAGACGAATAGCCATATTGTTTTCCTTATTATATATTTACTTGATTGTTATTATTTAGAATAGCTTACGCTAATGTTTTCACGCGAAAAAGCTTGTGCAAACTTATCGCGGAAGTTGATTTCGACAGATGTTTGACTATCTGGCGCGGTGTTTGTGGCAACAGCGCTTTCGAGAGCGGCTGTAATGTCAGGTTTCTTGTCTTCTACCTTTGTTTCAACAACGGCAGTGACAGAAGCTTTGCTGACTTCTTTAAGACGAGATTCAACCATTTCCGAAATCTTCTTTTCCATTTCGGCGGCTTGAGCCTTGATTGTTTCTTTGTTCTTATGCTTCATCATAACACTAAATTTATCTTTGTAAGAAGCGAAAGCTTCTTCTGTGGAGTCAACATTTTGAATTTCACCCATGATAACCTTGCGGTCTTCGTCGGAGAGTTCGTAAGAGGCGTCAAGTTCAGCCATGCGGTTATTCAGGCGAGCAAAAGCTTCTTCTTGAGTTTTTTGTTCTTTAATTTTATTCAGCTCATCTTGAGCTGCGGCCAAAGAAGCTTTGATTTCTTCAACAGAAGCGACGGTTTGTTCGTAAAGCTTCTGAGCTTGTTCTTTAGCGTTTTTTTCAGCAGCGATTGAATCGCGATATTCTGTGTCTTTTTGTTTGATAGCTTCTGTGAATTGGCTAGTCATTGAAGCGACAGCTTCTTCACCGAATTTTTTCTCAAGAAGAGCGCTCTTGAGTTCTGTGATAAGTTTTTCTAAGTCCATATGGTTTATATTTTTTACATTTTTTATCTCTAAAATGGAATTTGATTTTTTATTCATCAAGAATGCCATCACTTCATGACGGTAGTCTTTTGATGAATCTTGCATCTCTAAATCTTGTGGTTCTTCTTCTGAAATTTCGTTTTCCGAGTCCTGCAAGGAAACTGAAACTTTAGAATCAAATGCTACTACACCATTAACTTGTGCAGCTGGATTTGTGGTGAACCCTCCTCCTAGCGGATAGATTTCTCCAACAATAACTCTGTTAATCATTGTTCCATCTTGGAGTTTTCCTTTTCCGCCTTTGCTTTTTAAATATTTTGAGTATTCTGCAACGGTTTCTGGATCAGTAATGATGTCGGCTTCTTTTAAATTCTCACTTCCAACAGCCAAATAATAATTACTAAAACCAATCTCCCAACTTGCCGAAATTGAGTTTCTGAACGAATCAGCAGGATCAGAATTGCGAATCATCAACGAAGTAAAAGATGAATCTACTGTTTTATAAATGACTCCTGCAACTGATAAGTAAAATGGTTCTAATGTTTTGCCCGCTTCTTCTTCTGTCATTTGAACATTATCACTTAGTCTATTAAATCCGTAGTTAGTGATATGACCAATAACGCGTTTCTTATTATGTTCGATGTTTAAGTATTTATTAAGAAATCTTTTGGCGATTTTAGCAGCAGTAGCTCCTGAAATACTGTCGCCGTTATGATTTACCATATTTGGCACAGCTAAGTTAAAAGACACTCCTAATAAATCAGGATTATCTTCAAAGTTAATATTTGGAGAGAGCTTTTTTAGCTCGTCAAGAGAGGCTTTTGAAATTTGAAAATCTTTGCTGCCGACTTTGTGACAAGCGACAGAAATGTTATCTAATTTCGTCTTATACTTAAACGCCATGAATTACTTTACAGCAGAATGATACAAAATGGCCGCAGAATATTCGTCCAATAGAAATTCATCAGCAGTATCAGAGATTTCTTTCATTGGTTGAAGCTTCTCGATGTTACCTAAATCTTGCACGCAAGCTTGTAGTCTAGTTGTCCATTCTTCTTTGTTAGAAGCGGCAACAACTTTCTTACATAGCTCGATTATGCTCGATTTTTGTTGATCGTTAAGTTGATTTACGCCGAACTTTTCGGCAGTGAATGTTTCGGAAGCCTTCATGAAAGCATCAACTGCATAAACAGTAGATTGAATATCAGAAGTAGAGGCTTTTGACTTTGCTCCTAACGGTCTGCCAGAGGTAGAGTTCTTTGGTTTAGCCGTTGGTGTTCTAGAGATTTTATTAACTGGTTTTCCAGCGGCAACAGGAGCAGCTGGCTCTGGTGCATTTAGATCTTCAGTCATTGGAACGCCGCCAACAAGAGGATTGTAGTGTCCTTTCTTTCTTTCTTCTACAAGCTTGTCTTGAGCTGGGCTTAACTCTTCTGGAGAAGGCAATTTGCCGTTAGCCATAGCTTCAATACCTTGTTCTGGAGTGATAATCGACAGTTCCATCAAGCGGCTAACTGTACGCATATATTGAATCTCATCTTTAAGATCAATTTGTTTAAATTTAGCAGTAGGATAAGCTTTGAAACCTAAATCTTTTGAAATGCGAATGATTTCTGGTTGGAGAATATCGTTCAAGAAACAGTTGCGCGATTCTTTAAGGCGTTCCATGAAGAAACCAATCTTCGCGGTCTGTCCGTTATACTTGTCGTCGCCAACAAGAACGTTCATCAAGCCTTCTTTAATGTCTTGATTAAGAATTTTGTATTTCTCTTCACCAACGACCTTCTTTAAATCAGGAATAATGAATTCAGCTTTTGTCGTATGGTCAGAAACGAGAACTCTACCAACACTTTCATTCATAAACAGCGATTGCATTGCCGCCATGTTCGCTGGATTGATGCCGCCTTGATCTGGAGGCGCGCCCATAGTGATAAGCAGCAATACATTCTCTACTGTGCGAGAAATAGCTTGATCAATATGCTTTAATTCCAGTTTTGCATTAACATCTTCCATGATTGGAAAGGTAAATGGAATTGCAAACGGTTCATAGTCTTGTTTCTTATAGAAAGAGTATAGTAAGAATGATGGATCGAGTTTCATCTTTAATCCATCTCTGAAATAAGCCTTATCTTTAACCTTCTTCTGCATATCAGCAGGAAGAGCTTTAAACAATTCTCTATCAGCGTCATCTTTTGGATTTCTGAGTCTTTCTAACTCGTATTCAGAAAGAAGTTTTTCGTAAATCGCTTCTGAAAACGAAGCAGAAACCTTGGCAACGATTTCGTAAGGATTAATTAAGATGTAGCGAAGAGGAATTTTGTTATTAACAACTCCGTTTTCGCTCAAACCAGACAAAAGTTTAAAATCTTCTGCTTTGAATTTACCGTCGATACGATAATAGAAGATGTTTCCACTGCGATAGTATTCGCGGAAGTATTGGTCTTTTAATTTCCACAGTTTGATCTTCTCAAACCACTTAGTAAAGAATTCTCTGCTACGTGCAGTACCACCTTCAAGATAAATCTCTGTATTAGCGAACTCTGTGGCAATGTCGATTGTGTTTCTAACTAAAGCGACGTTTGCGTAAGCCTTTTGGCAAAGCAAGATAGCATCACGAATATCAACACCGTCTTTAGAGAACTGATAAGGAAGCATTCCTTGACTCAAAAGAGCATAGCGGCGAATGTTGTGGTCAGTTCCGTTTCTTGGAATCTTTGTGCTCTGCGCTGTGTCTGTAGCTCCTTGAACTGGGCGACTATAAGAAGCTTTGGCAACTTCTGTGAAGTAAGATTCACCTAAAAGCTTTGGTTCGTAGTTGTTATGAACAGTAAGCGAGCTGCTTTCTGGCTTGTTAAACTTGCTCCAATAGTCCGACTTCTTGTTATATGAACGCGACATATGATTATATAGTAAAAGTTACACTAAAAGTATCAAAAGTACTTTTATGACTTTCATTTTACCTCACGAAGAACGGAGTAAAAGTTTGCGCCTGTTGTTCTGGACAATCCATCATATCAAAATAGATTTTCATCATCCAGTTGCCTAATACTAAGCAAGAGTACGAGTCTTTGCGGGTTTTTTCTGCTCCACTTTGTCTTTTAAGTTCTGGTGGCAAGTCGAAACTCTGATGTCCATTAGCTGTTGTTGTTGGAATGATTAGAGAACATTGCGCTTTAACCAATTCAATCAAATCAGATTGATGGTCAACGAAATCGACCATCTTTGCGTCGTTCGTTTGATTATCTTCTTGATCTCGGAAGAATTTAATCGTTTTAATTGGAATAGTTTTGTTCTTTTGAGCTGTGAAATCGTTATCAACAGCTTCGGCAGCGAACAGCATCTTTCTATGATCGAAGTTAGATTGCAATAACTCGTTGGCGTAGCGAATCCAAGAGCTTGTTGGCACTCTAAGGTAACAGATGCGAGTATCTTTTAAATTATACGCTCTTCTTGCTCTACGAATTTCATCTTGATACTTTTCAGGCGAATCAAAATCAGCTTCAAACATTTTAATTTCGATTTTAGCGTTTTTAAATACTTCGCTTTCGTTTGCGGCATTAATAAACTGCACACCACCGTTATAATCGCCGCACATTCCAACGATATTAAAATTATTCATCAAGTAAGCTAAGTAGTCGATATGCTTTTTAAGATTAGTTCCTGATACGGCGTAATTATGAACGATGATTCCTTTACGGTTAGCCACATCAAGCTTAATAAGGTTCATCGCAAAGTCGTCAGACGATTCATTTTCGGCCCACGAAGGATCGAAGCTTAAAATATAATCAGAACCTTTCTGTCCAGCCACTTCAATCGCTTGTCCTTCAAGCGGCTTGATTGTACATTCGTGCATCTTGCTCAATTTAAAGTAACCAGAAGAATCGTCCATGAATCTAGAGCCGAATTCTCTTTGGAACTGCGACTCAGACATAGTTGACTTAGCTTGTGTCAGCAAACTCTCGTCGTAAAGACCATGAGGAGCTACATCATAAGAAAAATGCAGGATAGCTCTAGTTGAATTACCTTTTCCATCTTTTTCTGGGAACTTAATGAGTGATTCGTACTGCTTATAAAGCCTGTACATATATTCAAACTGATAAGAAGCAGATGATAGCACGATAATTTTATTATTCGGCCATCTAAAACGCTCTTCTTCAATCATATCTCCTCTAGCGATCAACTGAGTCTCTAAGTCATATACTTCTTTTCTCTCTGTTGGGTTCTGCACTACAGAAAGGAACGGAATAATAACTTCGTTGAAGATTCTTTCTGGCATCAACAAGAATTCGTCGATCATCATACGGTGAAAGCGAAAACCACGAAGCTTTTCACCGTCACCAAGTGGTAAGCAGGTAATTTTACTGCGACCAAACTCCATTGTCCATTCATCAGAACTCTTAGATACTTTTGTGATAGCTTGCTTTAAGAAAATAGCATTTGGCTTGTCCGCGATTTCTTCAATTTTGCGGAAAATCATCTTTGCTTGACGAAATGTTTTACTTACGATACCAATGTGAACACCTTGATTCAAAATAGCGTCCAACGCTGCGAATACAGCGCAAGTAAAGCTCTTAGAAAGACCACGACTCCACACCATCATGGAATAGTCTGTTTCAAACATCGTTTTAATTGCGAGATGCTGAAATGGAAACGGTTTTACGCCGCAAATAATCTCAGAAGAGAATGAAATGTTGCTGCGTAGAAATTTATATAGAAGAATCTTAGCTTCGCGCTCTTCTAGATAGCCTTCTTTCTTTAAAATCTCTTCGTTTACTTTGTTACTGTTGTAAACGCTTTTTCTTTTTTGGTCGCCAACGATCCAAGCCATGATTGATCCTTTTCTATGAAGTATTGAATGTCTGTTTCCCAAAGTTTTGGGCCACAAACAAGAAGTTTAGGTATTAAAACTACGCTATTTTTTCTGCTACCAGAAAAAACGAATTGACAGTTCTTGTGGAACTCTTGTTGCAGCAAACGCATATTGTGATATACGAATTTTAAATTAGATTTATGTGAGGTGAAGTCATTATTGTTTTTGATCTGATCAAAACTAGATTCCACGACAACAAACAAGAAACAATCCATAGATTTGCATCTTTCGATCTCTCTTTTAAATCTGTCGAAGTTCTCTCCAACTAAAGTGCTCTTAAAATCGCTTTCTGATTTTCTATCAACGAATGTTTTAGAGTAATTTTGACCACCAGCAGTATAGTCTCCAAAATCTAGCTTAACTTCTCTTTGATTCTTAAACTCCAATGGTTGCTGTTCTCTTGTATCAATGAAAATATTAACGTTAGAGTAGTCAGAGTGAAAATCTTTGTGGATATTCTTTGTGAACATTGGCTTTATGCCAATCTCAGAACAAACCGCCGAGTAAGAACCGTAATGCTTCTTGAAACAGTTGATACTTGGCAGTTCGCTTGTTTCAATTTCGATATGACTAGGCGCAACAACTAATTCTTTATTAGTTACTCGTCTTTCAAGCAGTTGTTTTATGTACGGTTTAACAACTTCTGCTTTTTCAAAGTTGCACCACTTTAATAACTGCTCTCTGTTCTCGAAATCCTTTTCAAAATAAGACTCTTTATCCTTGAAGCTTAACTTTGTACCAGTTAAGAGGTTTTTCTTCGGGTAATGGGCACAGTAGTAGTCTCCAAGCGACATCTTATGCTTCTTCAAATGAGTATGAAGACTTCTTTCGCTTGGAAAATCTTGATTACATTCTTTGCACTTAAACGGCATCATCTAATGATATGCCCAAGATACGAGCTTTCCACTCCACCATGCTTTCAAGCTTGCCAGCTTCTTCTCTAACAAGAGTCTTTTGCATTTCGGCGATCTTGATCATGTTAGCGCGCTCTTCTTCGTCTTGAAATAGCTGAACGATAGCCAAGATAGAAGCATTTTCCTTTTGTCTAGCATTGATACGTCCTGATCTATCGCCTTGAAGCTTTTTAATAAGACTTTCGACGCGACCTTCACACTGATGGTACTCACCACTCTTAGCTTTGATGATTTCGGCAAGACGAATACTCATTTCATTCTGCTCTTGAGTATCTTCAAACATTTTATTGAGCTTATCCAAGTGTCTTGAAGTTGTTTCTAAGTTGATAATTTCTTTGCACACGTTCATGTACAAATTAACTTCATCAGCAGTAAGGTCAGGCTTGTCCCAAGTCATTCTAATGAACTCTTCTTCAAAGATATTACGATCTTCTTGCGATGTATAGCAGTTGATGATCTTTTGAAACCGCGAGTTAGCTAAATTGATAGTGAGCTTCTCAATACAGAATTTATGTTGGCGGTTTAATTTTTCTTTATTGATCTTTTCGCCAGTAGCTTGATTGATTTTGTTAATAACACGCTCAACAGAACGCGGAACTAAGTATTTTAAACCAACAGCAGTTTCGGATTCAGGTTGACCTTCTACATTTGCCGTTCTAACGAAGTTTGCCACAGCTCTTTGCTCGACTCCAAGGTTAACGATTCTGCGATCAGGAAAAATAAGCTCCGCAATTCTTACGGCGGACAATCCAATAGCTGTTTGGTCAATGATAAACTCTTTTTGAGACTCTGTGAACTCAATGTCCGCTGCCTTTTCGTACTTAGATGTTTTATAATTGATTTTATTACTTGCTAAGAACGACCTAATAGCAATTCCTTGCTTAGATCGCCCATCAAGCTTCTCATTAGCAAAGAATTTACGCGTGATAGTATTTAAATCAGGAAATTGTTTAGCTAAGTCTCTAATTTGTGTTGCCTCTTCATTTGTAAAAGAGATGTCTGTTGTTTCTTCTTTAGCTTCCACTTAAAATATCCTCCGATTGTAAAATTTTTAGAGCTACTTGCCTAAATAGCTTCTTAAGATTTTTGATTTGTTTGTATCCAGCCTTTTTACCTTTTTCATTTGTCTTGTAACCCATTTCGGCAGCTACTTTTTCTTCATCTACTCCATCAACAAAGAGTCTTGTATAAACTCTATACTGCTTAGGAGCTAAGTATAAGCGCATTTCTTCGTGAAGGCGAGCGGCACTAGATAAAATGTCGAAATTCTGATCGCGCATCGAATGAACAGCATCTATATGACCTTCGATAGATACACATAGCTTAACATCATATGCACTCTTCTTTGTTTTTTCCCATTTCCTGTATAGCGGACATTCAGAGCATTGTCTTCCGCTTGGTGTGATCGAGCAAGCTGGTGGTTCGTTACCTTGATTAAACTTGCAACCTAAACATGGGCGAGTATAATTAGAATAGTTGTTACGAAGTAAGTTCTTAATCTGATTAGAAGTGATTCTAGCTATCCAAGGTTCAAGTGGGCGATCTTGTTTCCACATATGCCACTTCTTTGAGATGTGAAATCTCACAATCTGCGCGACATCTTCGTAATCCATCCAACAAATAGCTTTGAGCTGCCAGATATATCT